GCAACAGTAACAACTGGTATGTTAGATGTACCACCATAAACACCAGCGGTTAGACCAGCAATAGTGTTAAGTAATGCACTTAATGTTGCATTTGCAGTACCATTAAACAACTGTGCAGAAGCAGTAATGTCACCACCAGTAACATTAATAAATCTGTCTGTTTGAAATTGTGTTGCAGAGTTTGCGTTACCTGAGAAAGCGCCAGTACTTAATACGCCGCCATCAGAGAAACTAATACTTCTGACGTTTGCGTGGCCTAAGAAAACGTTACCAGATGCGTCACGTTTAACTATGGTGCTTACAGTATTTGAACTGGTAGCTGCATCAATCTGTGAGGTATAGTATTGACCACCAACATTAACAACACCTGTACCAGATGGTGAACCAATGAAAATGGTATTTGAAAGGTATGAATAACCAAGTTCACCGGCTTGTAGGCTTACTGGTGTGCCTAACGTGGTGGAACGCTTGATTAGAATTGAGGTGTTTCCGATGGCCATTATTATTATCCTTTTTGATTAGTTGGATTTAAATCCTATATCTATTTATGAAAAATTGCCTGCATCAATTATACTAATTGCATTAGCAATGTACTCCGGTCCGCCTATACTAACAATATTATTGCTCCACAACTGAGTTTCTACATTTAATGTGGTACTACCAATAAAAAGAGTGTTGGAAACAAAAGAAAATGCTAATTCTCCGTCAGCCAAATTACTTGGTGCCGTATTTGCGTAAGAACGCAGTATTTGAATTGTTGTATTTGATCCTGCCATAACTTATCTCAAAAGAAACCCATATCAACACCCTGGAATGCCAAATAAGTTATAGAGTTTGCCACTGCTCGTTGAATTGCTTCTTCTGGAATTACACCAGCAATGGTTTGTACTGGTGTAAGACCACCAACTGGTGATACAACAAGCGCAATAGGATTAGGATTTGCTGCTGTCGGCGCAGCTGAAAATGAAAGCGCACCAGTTGTTGCTTCGGCTTTAATGACTGTACCATCCAAGTCAATAGTGTTACCACTTAGGTAAAGACTTCGGAACTTTCTTGTTCTGCTACCAAGGTCGAATGTTCTTGACTCTGTTGGTATTAAATTACCATGAATTGGTGTATCGGTACCAAGGCCTTTGGCACTAAATGTTTTTGTCTCTGAGTTATAAATTATCACATCACCGGTGTTTGCACCAGTTAATGATAAGTCTGTTAAACTTCTGAGTGTTTGTGTACCGTAAGATAGAGTTTTGACCCTTGATTTTTGTCCTTCTATTCTTACCCTAACGGTTGCTGGTTGTCTAACTGTTACTGTTGGCATGATGTTCCTTTAAAATACAGTAACTTGAGGTAACACGTTCACAATTCCTTCTAAGACTCTCGTAACATTGTTAGAAGAATCTTTTATAACAACATCATATACATATCTACCAGCAGAAATATTTGCTGTGTTTGCATATGGTAAAGACATAACCATGATACCTTCAGTTGGATCATTGATGGTTATAACAAATTGCGCTGTTGTGTTACTTGAATAATAAGATTTTTTCATCACAGCTTTAATTTGGCAATTAACTAATTGAAAAGGTGTACCGTCAGCCTCATCCAATGCTACTGATGTGTTGAAGCTTGAACCTTGTTCTAAAAATAATTCTTGATAACCTGCTGGCATTTTTTAACCCCTTTAGAGGTATTTATCAGTTATTCGGTTCGCATCCAAACATATAATGGATCAATGTCTGGTGTTGTATTGGCTGTGCCAAAGGCTGTGTTGGTAACTGCTACCCAGGTACCAAAACCAAACAATGTATTCGGATTAGCACTGTTCAATCCGTTCATGTAAATTGAACCAATCGGATAACCAGTGGTTAATGTATTTATTGTGGTAGGAATAGAAGGTTTATCTGATAAATCAAAGTAAGAACCTGATGTGGCCACTGAAGCTAAACCTGCAACAGCTGATGCATTAATTAAAATTGCGATATTGTTTGCTGAAGTAAGTCTACCTCTGTTATCAACGGTGAATCTTGGCACAAAAGATTGTGACCCATATGAACCAGCCGTTACACCTGTTATAGTTAGTCTAGCTGATGGTAAAAAACCTGCGTTTATATTAGCTGCATCTGTTGTGTCTGTTGTTGCTGATGTGGCCAAACCAGTAACTTGTGCAGATGATATTGATATTGTAACGTTAGCTGCTGATGTAATTCTACCATAAGAATCTACTACAAATCTTGAGTATGCGGAACCAGCTGAGGAACCATATGTACCAATTGTTACTGCTGTTGTTGGTAATCTGGCCGCAGGTAACGTACCTGATGTAATGTTATCAGCAACTGTAGTATCCGTGGTTGCTGATGCAACAAAGGTTGGATAACCAGTAATCTGTGAAGTTGCAATTTGAATTGCAGTGTTAACCACACTAGTAATTCTGCCTTTTGCATCTACGTTAAATTTTGGAACAGAACTTGCTGTACCATAACCTGTTGCAGATACGCCAGTATTAATGAATCTAGCATCAACAAATGTACCAGATGTTACTTGACTTGTAGTTATTGCAACAGCCTGTTGTGACGCTGATGTAATTCTACCTTGAGCATCAGTAACTATTGTTGGTATTTGTGTGGCATCACCATAAGTACCAGCAGTGACTGCTGTGTTTGCCAGTACTGATGGCGTTATCTTTGTTGTCATTTAATCTGTCCTTTTAATACTTCAATTTCTGCTTTAAGTTCTTTAATTGCTTCAATCAAAACACCAACAATGTTACCATAAGATACTGACATAAACTCATCATCACTTGCGGCTTCCATAACAACTTCAGGTAATACTTCTTTCATTTCTTGTGCAATAACACCAACACCTTTTGTGCCAGAATCAATTCTTTCATAAGTAACACCACGCATTTTTGATACAGTGTCTAAAGCATTTGTAATTGTTTCGACATTTGTTTTTAATCTTGCATCAGAGTAAGCAGTAACGTTGTTTCTAAACACTGCATTACCAACAGTATCTAATGTCATTCTATATGTATTTAAACCATCGGACCATCCACCAATTCTAAAGACGTTATCATTGTCCAGTCCCATATTAATCGCAAATGAACCTGGTCTATGAAACGACATGGTGGCGTGGTTTGTACCTATATTACCATTATTACCATAAACAACCAACGTACCCGCTTGACTAGCTGTACCTGTAGGAGATCCAGACTTATGATTGCGTGTTCCTGTAATATCAAAAGTATCACTTGTATTTAATACATCTGCACCATTAACAACCAAACCTTGGCCATTTAAATAATATTTCGTACCATCATTAAAAAGATATCTATTTTGGGCACTATTTAAATAAAGAACACCAGTTGTACCACCAGTTCTATATGCGGTGATATCACCCGAAAGTGCCAATGTAACCTTACCTGTACCCGATACTGTAGTCTCACCAGTAAATGCTGCTCCGGCTAGTTTTGCCAAACCTGTAGGTAGTCTTGCATCTGCCAATGTTCCGGATGAAATATTGCTTGCGTTGGTTGTATCGGTAATAGTTGGGAAATCCGATATCTGTGATTTTGTAATAGAAATTTGTGAATCACCTGCAGCTGTCAGTCTACCTTTTGCATCAACAGTAAAGGTTCCAACTTTAGCGGCACCACCATATGAACCAGCTGACACTGCTGTTGATGGTAATCGAGCGTCAGGCAATGTACCTTTGTCGATGTTACCAGCACTTGTAGTATCAATCGTTGCTGAGTTTGCCAATGTTGGGAAGTCCGACACCTGAGATTTGGTGATAGAAATAGTAACGTTCGATACGGCAGTAACTCTACCTTTGCCATCAACTTTAACTTGAGCAATTTTTGATGCGGCGCCATATGTGTATGCATTTGCATCTGGACCAGCATCAATTAATTGACTGTCTGCAATAGTACCAGTAATTTTTGTATTTGCAAGACTTGTTATCCAAGATGGATTAGCATAAGAACTACTTGAATACAATCCATTTGTTACTGTGCCTGCATTACCTGTAATACTTGATGTTAATGTGTACCCAGCATTTGCAAGATTGTTTACGAATGCTGTTGTAGCAAAATGTGTGTTTGATGTAGTAATTGGCATAGTAAGGCCATCAACACGACCTGTAAATGTACCACCAATCTTCGGCATCTTTCTAGTTTCTAGGTTGTCAATCGCATCTTGAATAGTTGCACCAGACATATCACCAGATACAGGACCGTAAACAATATTGTTTGCAAAATACTCATACACCGCATAACCATCGACCTCAACCAATATTTTATCACCTGTTACTGGTGCGCTTGTGAACTGTATAATTGAATTTGAAGTGAATGCATTATATTCAGATTCTAATTGACGCACACCGTTAATGTATGTTCTCAGTTGTGTACCAACACTAAATGTTGGTGTAGTAAATTTGGTTGTAAGGCTATCACCAGTATATGATAAACGTGATGATGAAATTCTAGAACCTGGTTGTGTACCACCTCCACCACCTGTACCACCGGTGACCCAAGAATATCCACCTGATCCATCTGTACCCAAAACTTTTCCTGCGGCACCTGAACCTGCTGCAGCAGTGACAGTCAAACCAAATAATGATGCGTAGGATGATGTTCCTGTACCACCTTGGCCAACCTGTAGTGGTGTTGTTAGTGATATTGCAGCAAAGGTTGGTGAACCTGTTGTGGTTAGGTCTTGTGATGTGCTAATTGACAATGTGTTGCCAGTACCATTATCATTTGTGGCAAATATAACAATACCATTGTTACTCTTTAGTGTAATACCAGCAACATTTGCAGTAACAAAACCTGTTGTTCCTTTAATTGTTGCAACAGTCGTATTAGCTTTATCAAATGCTGCATTGGCCTGTGCAAATGCTGGTGCAACCTGAGGTGCCACATTGTTTGCGGATTCATATGCAGCATTTGCATGTCTGAACGCAGCATTAGCAAAAGATGCAGTTGTATTTTGTGAAGTGTAAGATGAATTGGCTCTTACAAATGCTGCGTTTGCAAACTTATCTGATGAATCAATTCGACCTTGTAAGAATGTATTTGCAGTTGTAATTTTAGTATTCAACGTATTGGCTGCTGTGGAAGAAGCGGCCTGTGCGGCTGTTTGGTCTAATGCATCACTAACATATTGATCCGTTATTATTCTATAATAATTGCCGTTAGTTACATTTAATATATCAAAGTTTTTATTTGTTTCGTTCCAACGAAGACTTGCATTTGCACCAGTAACACCTCTATTAATATCAATTGAACTAATTAATCCTTCATTTGATCCTGCGTTCAAGGTAAATACATTTGAGTTGTATATTGTTGTGCCATTAATAACAAAATTACCACCAACCGATAGTTGTCCTACAGTTTGTAAATTATTAACAAACACTGATGCGTTATTAGCATCAATTTTTTGTGTCACACTCATTGTTGCAGTGTTTACAGAAATGTTTGATTGTAATCTATTTGTAAATGTATTACCTGTTACATTTAATAATGGTGTATATACAATACTATTTGCTTCTAATCTATTTGCAAATGCTGTTGTTGATACACTTAAAATTTGCGTGTTAACGGATGTATTTGCCTGTACTTGGTCAATCAATGCACGCTGAGTCACAGATAAAGTTTCTGTATTGGCTGATGTATTGGCTTGTAAAGTATTGGTATGAGTTTTACCTGTTACAGCTATAGCTGCAGTGGTAATTAATGTGTTCGCAATTAAATTTTTTGTCCAACTGGTGTTAACAACACTTGAGTTGGATGTATTCATTGACGAATTTGCTTGCAAAAACTGAGTTAATGTGGTGCCCTCAACGTCTATTGAAGGTGTGTAGATATGTAAGTTTGCTGTAAGATAATCACCAAAAGAATTTATTGAATGTAAAGTTGGTGTGGTTATATTTGCAGATGCAAAAAACGAAGTTGAGTTTGTATTTCCAACAGTTACAATATTATTTTGTAAATAAACTGTGTTTGCATAAAATAAATTTGCGTATGCGGTATTTGTACTATACTGGTCAACTGTATAGATTGCAATATTTGCAGACAATGTATTGGTGGTTATTACATTAGATGCAATTATATTTGAAGAACTAATAAATGAATTGGCTAATAAGTTCTTTGTATAAACTGTACCTGTTATTGATGCATTTGCTGTATTAACGGATGAATTTGCCTGCACTCTATTTGCATATAGTGTATGTACAATAGATGCATTTGCTGTATTAACGGATGAATTTGCTTGTAATAAATTACCATAGATACCGGTTGTTGCGGAGAATGATGCCGCATTAACAATCGTATTGGCCTGAATTTCTGTTGTTGTTATGGAAGTATTTGCTTGTAAACGGCTGGTGTATATACTACTGTTTGCACTGATAACATCAGTAACAATTTGATTGTTTGATTGTAATTTACTGGTGTATGTTGTACCAGTTACAGAGAGTGTGGATGTGTTAACTTTTTGACGAGCTTCTAGAATATTTAAATCTAAGTTTCCACCAACATACAAATCACCAGCAACTCTGGCATTGTTGGCCACTTTTAAACCAAAACCTGAACCCAACACATTCAATACGTTTGCAATGTTTGCACTGCCTGATGTAGATAAACTCAATTCAGTATTTGTAAATAGTCCTTGGCGTTGTACAGTCAAATCATTCTGTATTGTTGCAGAAGAACCAACACCTTGTACACTCAAAACTTTTTGTATAATAACATTACCATTTGACTGTAATGCGTTTAGTGTTCCTTCGGAAAGATAAATTGTACCCGAATCTTTTACATAATTATCTTTGGCCAATACATTATTCTCAGCAATCAATGCACTGGTTGCAGTCAACCAATGTCCGAATGTATTGGCATAACTTAATGTGGTAACTGTATTAGCCATTTTAACCTTTTTCTAATAGTTTTAGTAACAAACTTTTAATTTCTGTCATGTCTTGTTTCATTTCTGTGATATCAGACTTTACTTTATTTATTTCTTCTTTTTGAGACTCCATACCACGGCGTCTAGCTAGATAGTCATCTAGTCCTGTTTTATCTTGGTTGATAATGGCGCCACTCCTAGGATCTCTCACTAATTTGGTGCCTTTTACTCTCAGTAAGTTCATAATCAGAATGTGGTGTTAGTATTTGGAGGTAAAGCAATAGTTCTCACATCAGACAAATATGGAACAAGAGTTTTGTCTGTGGTTGTCAACACAATTTTGATTGCAAATTGACTGAATGTGTAGTATGTTTGGCCATTGGTACTTAGATAAGAAATAAAACCTTGGTCTTTACCTGAGTTGCCTGGAGCAAAAGTATACTCACGTACATCACTTCTTGATTGTGAATATGTTCCATCAGAACTATTTGTTTTTGTCATTAGTTGCCAGTAACCATCATCAAAAGCTTGTGTATCATTTCTACTTAAAACTTTATAGTAAACATTGATATCGGTACCAACTGGACGATATGCAGAGAGGTAAACACTCAAGTCGCCAGAATCAAAACCACCATCCAATACAACTTTTTTGGTTAAGTATCGTGTTTCTGCTGGACCACCTTTAACAGAAGTTTCACCAGCAATTGTTGCGGTTGCGCCTGTTCCAGGTGTATTGTTTGCATCAAGTATAGTAACAGTTGGTGTCTCAATGTAACCAGAACCAGGTGATGTAATATAAATGTGGTCAATTACTCCACTAACCACATTGGCCGTTGCATATGCTTGTTCACCATTCTTACCAGTCGGTGAAGAAATTGTAACAGAGGTACATGAAGCATTATAACCACTACCACCATTTGTAATTGAAATTAAACTGTTAGACAATTCACAATTGTTAATATCATATTGGATTGCAAACAAAGAAGTACCTGCATCAGAAATGATAGGTGATACCGCATCGTCTGTAGACTCCAAATAACCATACATTGAGAATGATGTTGTGGAGTTTGATTTAAGTATTCTTTCACCTTTATTGTCATTCAAATAAATGTGTTCATACATTGTTGTACCATATTTACCTGGATTAATATTAACCTCAGGTGTTTCTGTGCCACTCTGTAATGTGGCTGCATATGTGTATGTAATTGTTGTTGAAGGCGGAATAAAATCTGTTGTAGACAAGTTAAACGCATCAACTAACACATCATCATTCGTGGTTAGAACAACATTGTTTACCATTGTATTTGCATTTGTAAAATAATCAATGTTATTTTCTATCAATCCTCTTTGTGGTAATTTTTTAGGCACAATCATTCTGATTGATGGTGTCTTTGTTGTGTCAAACTTGGCACGTTCAACTGTAAACATTAAACTTTGGTTTTGATCCGCTGTCCATGTCTGAGCATTTTGAGAGATGAACAATGCACCAACATATGGAGCACTGTTGATTTTTGTAATTGAACTTGGATATGGATCAGTTGCAAGATTCTTCACCGATGAAGGTAGTGCTGTATCACCATTCGCAGCGGTATATAAAGTATATTCATTTGAAGATGATTTCAAAATCATTGCGTACAAACTACCCGATTGGATATACACAGGTGAATCAAAGACGAATTCTGTGTATGTGGTTTCATCCAAGTATTGTGGAGATTCTGACACATTAATTTTATATGCAGGTAAAGTAATAATAGAATTGTCTAGTGTAGAGCCATTTGGATAACCATTTAATGTTCCAACAATAGACAATGTTACTGGTGCTGCATCACTTGTTGGTTTAGTTTTAAAGAAAACCTTAACTGAAGAAATGTATGCACCATTGGCAAAATTATCTCCATCAATAATAAATGTTTGAGCCACAGGATCATAAGGTGAATACCACACACTGCGAGAAGTATTATTCTTGGTGAATGCTGGTAAAACCAAATCTCGTTTATTAACTTGTGTGAATACATCTTTTGCACCAGAAGGTGATGCACCAAAGTCTATGTTTTGTTTGTTAGTTTGTAGGCCAGACGCATAGAATGTGCCTTCTGCAAACGTTGTTACTGTTTCTTCATTTCCATTGAAACGATTGTCTATACGAAACACCCTTGAACCGCTGTGAAATGTATTTCCAGGTACAGTAAATATACCAAAAACACTACCTTCCTCATTTGTTTGTAATTTTCCAATAGAATATACATCATTTACTGAACATGAAATTGCTGTAGTTAAAGTTATAACTTTCGTTGTGCCATTGTATCCTGTAACTATTGCTGATTGGCCTTGACCTGATCCAGCAGTTATGTATAATGTACTACCAATATAATCTGTACTGGTTGATGAAGCTAAAGTTGACAAGGTAAGTGTTGTTGTACTACTAACAGTTTGTATTAATCCACCGTTGTGTGTTTGACTACTGAATGTTCCTTGTGCTGTACTAGTTTGATAAACACCTTCTGCATTAAAGAAAGCATTTTGTAATGCATTTCCATTATGGTATGTTGTTGTCTTACCATCAGCGGCTACATACAATCTCATATTATTAGAACCTGGATAATCATATGTGCCGATAATAATACCTGTTGGTACAAATGTTCCTGATGTATAGTAACCCACAATATCACCTGAATTAAATGTACCTACCACATTTGTTAATTCAATTGTGTTTCCTTTTCTCAAATAATTGTCAACTAAAATTGTATCAAAGAAACTATGTACTTCAGTTTTGTATAACAAACCAGTGGATGCAACTACAATTTCTTGTGGTCTTATCCAAGGAAGAATACTAATGTCGTTGATGTAACCATTGTTTAATGAATATGTATTGTCTACTTGACTATATGCACCCATTAAATTGTTTTGAGATTGATTCTGTGTAGTTTGGTATGTTGATGTAACAGTTGTATCTGTTATATTTTCTGTGTAACCAACGTTTCTACCATAAGGACCATCAAATCTACCATGATTTTCATGGTTGACTGCAAATGAATTTGTGCTTGTTGATTGTGATAGTAATGTTGTTGTGCCTGAAACGGTCTGCCAATCACCAGAAACTAATGTGTTGATTGTGTTTGAACTTTGCCATATGTGTAGATTAGGATCAACAATCAAAAGTGATGGTGAGTATGTGGTATCTACCCAATTGTCTACATTAGGTGATAAAGAAATTAATCCTTTTGCGTTTGTAACGGAGAAAGGATTAAGGTTGACCGTTCTACTTGCCAACTTTTGAGCAATAATATTTGTTGTTGTGTAAGGCAGAGAAAAATAGTTTGTATAACCACTAGATGTTCTTCCAAAATTAAATGCTGAAATTGCACTTGCGGTTGGTCTACCCATGTTATAGGCCAGAGCTAAGTTCTTTAACGGGAAATTTTGAACAGTTTGTTTAGCTGTCATCTGTTTTGTTCTACGATTGATGGATGCTTTGAAATCGGCTGTGCCTGCATCTGCAGCTGCAAAGCTAGAAAAATCATCCACCATAATACCATTTTTAAATCTATTCAATCCATATGCGTCAGAAATTTGTAATGAATTTGCATTTTGTTCTAAAGAATTCATCGCAGTATAGTATTCGATACGGTTAATTCTAGTATCTAAACCAGCAATATCTGACATTGTATATCGGCGGTGTTGTGGTACTTCAACAGACAAGTCGGATAGACCTGATGTTAATTCTGTTGGTACGTAACCTGTATATGGTTTGTGTGATATATTAGCCAAAATTAATGAACCATCTGGTTCATTAGGCATCAAAGGGTTTATTGAAGGTGAACCTTCTATGATTTGAATCGATTTATCTTTAGTGATAATCAATTTATCTTTACGACCAAGATAGTAAGAGTAATCACAAATAAAGGTTGTTAAATCCGCAGGTTGTAATGTACCCAATCTTGTTGAAGATGGATTTGAATAACGATATACAAAATTTACTTGTGCATTTAATCTTGCAGGCCTAAAATCTATACAGTCTCTTAACGCATAAGAATAACCATGTTTACTAATGTATACTGGTATTTCTCTGTAATCTTCTGGTGAACTGGAATTGTCTACGTAGGACATTTTACTAAAATATCCATCACCGCCAGTATGTTTATAGTAATCTAAGATAACAAGAATATTACCAGCAGGTTTGTCTGCACCTGGTTTCAAACTTATAGATGCGTGGTCATAATAACTATCTCTTTGGCCATTATCAAATGTATAACGGTTTGTCACATCATAAGATGCATTTGTTAACATGGCCACAGTTGGCAATATACTTGTCTTTGTATCTATAATTTTTAATACACGTTTAACATCAGACAAATATAATGATTGTTGACCTGAAGAAAGAACTCCTGCTGATTTAATGTAAACATGTCCTTTTGAATCTACAGAATCGTCAACGTATGTGTTTGTATTTACCTGTGTAACATATCCTGATGTGTTACTGGATACAGCGGTTGTGTTTCCTGTAACTAGATTTTTAATTCTTAACACATGGCTTGTATTTGTTCCATCAACAACAAATATTTTTGCAATAATTGTTGCAGTAAATGCTGTCAAATCTGAAGTTAATGTTGCAAAGTTGGCAACAGAACCATCGCCATTTAATGTAACACTTCTACCATTAATAGTCCAAGGTATTACTTGGCCGTTTGATATAGTACTGTTGGATTGTTTATCTGTAACAAGTATAGTATAGCATTGTTCAACAACATCACCAGATAAGGTTGTACCTTCGTTACCTAGATGTTTAAGTACACCCGCATAACTTCCAGTAAATGATAACTGAGCCGATAGTGTACTACCAGATACGTTAAATGCCACACCTTTTAATTCTTGGTAGGTTGTGTATGATGGTGAAGCAATACCTGAAACATATGGGTTACCTATCGGGTAAATCATTTCAGGTATATTTGGATTCAGGAACTCGGCATCACCTGTGGCTAAATTTCCTATCTTACCTGTGTTATCAATTTTAGCACTTGAATATATTGTTTTTGGATATGTACCATCACTGTTCGTAAACACCATAGACTCAACATCTGGTGTATCAAAATTCAAAACATAAACTGAAGAACTATCCGGTGTAACACTCCACGATTGACTTACTGTTGCAGCTCGTGTTGTGCCGTTATAGTTGGAGATTGTCCTAGTTTCACCAGCATTTGTACCTTTGGTGATTGTAACATCAACACCAACATAAGCACCATCGACACTAGAGGATTTACCATTTACATTTGGTAAAATTATTGATGTTGCATTTGCTGAAATTACATTTGATGAAATAGATTTATTAACAATATCATACACATGTGCTTTATAAACATATGTGCTTGCATCACTATTGGACGGACTACTTTGAAATTGTAGGCCACGGATGTATGCTGTTGCAACCAATGTTGAATTGTAAGTTGTTGCATTTGCGGTATTGATACTGGTATTTGCAACACAATGGAAGTCTACTGTGTTTGCGGTTGTAACTGGAAAGGTAGTTGTACCTGAACCAGCAACATTACTAACCAAGAAATAACTACCATAGTCTATGAAAGATGGTTCATTATTTTGTGAAGCGATTGTTCTTGCACGGTTGGAAATGATATTGATTGGTGATGGATTCTCAACACGATATCCATGTACATAAGCCAAACCTTTACCAACATTTAAAGTATATTTGGATGAATCATCTTCGTATGTTTTTGGTGTAAGTTTAAAATCATTGATGATATAATCACCATTGGTTTCGTAATCACGTTTTGCAAAATAATCATCAATGGTCGCATAAACAGAACCATCAACCATTTTATATACACTGCCATCTTCGATACGAACCAACTCAATGAACAATGAGTCATCACCAAAATATAATGGTCTAGATGATAATTGTAAATTGATTACATATCGGTCTGCACCTGGAGCCTGATAGTTGGATGCACCAACTGCTGGATCCAATAATGAATTATCATTTGCATAATCATAAATTGTTTCGGTAATTTCCAAACCAACACGTTTTGATGGAGTGTTACCATACTTGTCGAGAATAACGGTTTGTGGAACAACTTGCACAAAGTTACCTAGTACATAGAAAACACCTTGCGAAACAGATGCAATTGATGATGCACCAACTGCACCACTAGGCATGGCCTGACACGTTAGGTTTGAATCTGCATCATAGATTATATCATTATCGGCAAAATGTGTACCTGTTTTGTATGATACAACTAACGTTATTGGGTCACCTTCACCTGCGGTACCTGTTGCAACTGCTGTCGTTAATACTCTTGCAACAACTGTGCCTGTTGCATTTCTAATTAGTTTGTCTTGAAACTGTTCAATATCAATTGTGATACTTTGATATGTGGACTGAACTTTAATATATTGTACATCAAAATTGGTTGTAACCTGGCCACCTGTAACAGGAGAATTTTGTTTAAAAATGTTGTCCGCAAAACTGGTGATTTGATTTTGTAATATTGTTTGTGCTTGTGTTAATTCTCTTGCTTGTACAGCAACACCGGGTTTAAACAATATGCGATGGAAGTTTTTTGTTCCATCGAAATCGTCATAATATGGATCAACGTTAAAATTTAAAGCCATTTTTTTCCCTTAGAAACCTAATACGAATCTGAATTGTTCTATGCCATCAGTACTTCTTTGAACACCGGATCTATTCTGTACATAAATCATATAACCAGAATGAACTGCAAAATTTGGAGTACTGTATGACAATAATGTTCTTGTTGTCTTTGAATCTTGTCCAAATATTGGACTGTTATTTGCTGGAGTGCCTGTTGTATTTATCAGCTTAATTAAATTGGAACCACCATCAAAACTTAAAACGTTTGCATAAAATGATGGATTGGCCAAAGTACCTTGATATACAAACTCATCAGGTGTGTATCCTGCATCTGAACCTGGAGCCACGACAATGTTTGTTGTCGTGCTGTAGATAATGCCATTGGCTGGAGTTGGATTATATTGTTTTGTAGTTGGATTTACCAATATACCAACTTGGTGATAATCTATATCTGTTGGCACAAAACCATTTTCATCACCATCAAACTCAGCGGTCAACATAACATGTTCGCAACCTAATTCAGAAATAGGATCAAAACCGTGGCCACCAATTGGTGATGTTGCCCATGTAACGTTGGCATTACTACCTATTGCGGAAGTTACTGCAATATTGGCATAGGTATAGTTACTACCTGGATTTACCACAATAATATCTCTAACTGAACCACCATTCACCAATGATTGCACGTTTGCGGATGCGCTTGCACCTGTGCCGTCACCTGTGATAGTAACATACACGACCGCATTGACCGTGTCGTATCCTGACCCACCATTTATGACGTTGATAACATCTATACTACCCGCACCTGCACTGGTAACTAATGGATTAGGAGTGTTTGACCCTATTTGCACAGGCATCCACTCTTTGTCCATAAACTTAAGTTTTAGGCCAGTGTCGATGGTGTACATAAATTTCCATTTGTAACCATCGTCACCTTGGAAGATTCTATTAGCTGAGTATGTACCAGGTTCAAAATACGGTTCTCTTGTTGATGCGCCAGCGTTGTTGTTCCATAAACACTTGAACACTTGGTCGTATTTGTTTTTGACGTAGAATGTTTTGGTTATAAAACCGTTTGCATCTTTGACCAACATATCAACATCGTCACGGAAATAATCATATACTATACCTGTAGTCCAATTCACTCGTTGGATGACTGGTGAAATATCACTGGTCTTAATTTTTTTTGCAACAAAGATGTTCTTTTGAATTTGTTTCATTGACTTCAAGTCACCTGTTGGTGTAACAGGATTATTATTGTCTGCCCATGGAGTTGGCTTGGCCAAGAAACAATAGTAAGAATGAATTGGTATTGTAATTGCAGGCGGTACTACTGCAACTGGTGCATAATACAAAAGGTCTATTTGAGAAACCTTTGATGCGCTTGTGAGTATATTTTTATTTGCCATGGTTTATTTATTATGCTCGAGTGATAGCTACAAAAGTATTTTGTGTTGTTCCATCAACACACATATATCTTGCTAAAATAGTTGATGTTGCTGGTATCGAATATGTTGTTGCATTAATTGTTGAGTTTAATGCAGAAACACCGTGTGTAAACACTTGGCTGGTAGCTGCAGTATTTGTAATCCACGCAACAACTTCTTTACCTGTTAATAAATTAGATAACGTTACTACCAATCCTGCAGCAGTCTGAGCTCGCACCATTGATTGTGTTGACATGTTAATTGTAATTGCAGTCTGAGCACTAGCTAAAACTGTCGGTGTATGAACGAAACCGTTTTTTGGTTCAACATAACCAGTGATGATTAGGTCACCAGCAAATGTGCCACTTGTATTTGCTAATGCGTTGTTTGCTTTGGTGAATGCTGAATTAGCAAATGTTGCTGTGGTATTTTGTGCTGTATAAGAGGCATTGGCTCTTAAGAAAGCACCGTTTGCAAATGTTGCAGTAGTATTTTGTGAATCATATGATGCATTAGCCGTTACAAATGCACCATTAGCAAAAGATGCAGCACTGTTGGCTTGTATATAACCAGAGTTCGCTCTTGTGAAGGCACCGTTAGCAAAATTGCCAGCAGAATTTGCAACACTGGATGGTGTATTTGCCTGTAAGAAAGCCGCCTGTGCAAATGCATCAGACAATTGAAAAATTTGTTCTAGTGTGTATGAATTGGTGCTGCCTGCTTCCAAGTTCACACCAACAAAAATTGTATTTGCTTTGT